TGCTGCATCAAATCGTTTTCGCCTTTCATGTAAGTATAACATTCGATCAAAGATCCATAAAGCAACGCCACTTCTGCGTTCTCACTAAGCCATGTTGTTCCCGAATCGCTACCGGCTGTAAGGCTTGCAGGGCGATAATAATAATGAAGCTCCGATTCAAAAGAAGTGCTGGCGGTGGGTGCTAAAATAAAATTTTCTACGTCAAATAAAGCATAATACTTTGGCACACCTGTTGTCGCGGGGTTTGGGTTAACTGATTGCAAATAATTTACATCTTTAAATTCAAGAAATATTTTTTCACTGCTGCTCGTTATTGCAAAAGAATAGGGCGCAAGAAAATCAGTAGGAAGGTTCAAATACAAGCTGTTAGATGCAATCGTGCCTGTAACATTTTTCCTAAATAACGTAAGCTGTACATTTTTAAGAATTCTTTCCTCGGCCTGACGAATAAAAATAGGCAAGTTTGTCACAAAACTTGTTTCTTCGTTTTCAGTGTAGTCTTGTAAAGCCGTTTTTAATTGTGCAAAAGTAAAACTCATGTGGTCACCGTTACCTCTCCAACCAGACCAATTCCATGAAGAGGTCTTGGCGTTAAGTCATGCACATTCACGACCCCAACATAAACATTCATCGGCTCTTTACGGTCTGGTCGCGCATCTCTCAAAGCTTGTGGATCAACGTCTGACCGAAAAGGACCCAACTGAGGTTGTTTAGGTTCATATTCATCTCGGCCAACCAACATGCCATTCCATTCTTTTCGCATATCTCTATATCGATATCGAAAACCAGATCGATCTGATATGGCATAGGCATGTTTTCCTGAAGCGTATTTGGCCATTTTAAGTCCGGAAGTACATGTAATTTGGTGTTATGTTAAAAGAAGCCCGATCTCTATCTTCATTTGCTGCTCGGTCAAACTCTTCTTCGTATATAGTTTTCAAAAGTTGCGTTTTCTGCGGCGCACGTTTAACTGAAAGATAGTAAGCCAACCCTGCTGCTAAACAAGGGAAAAACCGAAAAGGCATATCAACAGTATTTGTGTATGCTCCCGCATCTTCGATTCGGGTCAATGCATCATATACTACAACATCGGTGCTATTCTCTGGTGTAGGCCAGAGCTTCAACACAGGTGTGATTTGACGATCAAGAAAAAATTGGTTGGGTCTTGCTTGCGTGGTTTTGTTAGGAATATTCAAAAACTCACTTCTGCTCAGTCTCTCCGCAGAAATGTCTGTGTTATCCCTTCTCACGACTACAGAAAGTATATCTATGACATCTGTGCCAAGACTGTATTCTGCCGTGCCCGCCGTCGTGGTTTGTGTGCGTTGAGCAATAGTCCACTGATTTAAACCACGGTTTGCCCAGTCAGCAAATAAAATATTCAACGAGCGTCTAGCTGATTTAAGATCGTAACCCGTTCTTGCCTCTAAACCGCAACGCTCAAAAGCTTCTTCGATGTAGTCATTTACATCGAGTTCAAAAGTAGTTGTTCCTGAAGTTGCCATAGTGTCATCCCATCAATCTTCTTCATTATCGTTGTATAAGTTGTCAAATACAATGGATGGGTCCATATAGCTTTCATGACCCTCGGCGGAATGGATAGTTTGACTAGGTCTGAAATCAGGTGCTCCTTCGCCCGTGGCCCAAAGAGCAGGACTTGTTGCTCTAACCCTATTATTTGGCAGGGCAACAATATTTCCGTACCAATTTCCAGGCTCTGTGATATACATTACATGACTTTGTTTATGTTGAGCAGGATCGTCTGCAATGTCGTTGTCCGTGTAATCAACGGTAAACATATATCGTGACGAATAAAATTCATGATTTATTTTCGCAATCCAAGGACTGCTGCTCACACGGTCCATCACAACGACGGTATGTTCTCGTGATTCGCAATCCCACGGCTGTGCAAGGTGGTCTATCATTCTTTCCGGCCACTCATCCATTACAATATCGGCAACAAGTGCCTGTATGGGCATTCTAGCCCACATCGCCCCACCGTGTATGTTTGGTTCATCGTCATCCGGATCGATTTCGCAACCGGTGAAAACAACCTGAAAACTTAAACTTCTATCGGGTATCGTGTTAACCGCTATGGCCATTGCATGAAGATAATCTCCATGATGCCGCATATGGTTGCATGTAAACTCTCTTCGGACCCAACAATTAAAATGAGGTATATTGCTTATCAAATACGCCATTTTATGCTTTGGTCACTTTATACCCTTTTCCTTTTAAAAAGCTACGCGCTTGAGCTACAGTCATTCCGTTGGCTCCGCCTTTTGCGCCGTTTTTTGACTTCTTTACGGCACCGCCTTTTCGCATTCCTTTCGGAGAAGCTGCACCGCCTCTTCTCATCATCTTTGGTTTCATTCCAGCCATTTCAAACCTCACACTTTTGATACTGAACCTTTAGTTCTCTTCCTTCGATTCGGCATAATCGCACCACAACCCCTTGCAACTAAACCACCTTCTTTCATACCACGAACTTTGGCTGCTTTTGTGTTCGCAACCACAGTTTTTTTTGACTTTTTCTTTTTACGCGCCGTTGCCGCTCGTTCCGCTTTTGTAAGAGAATTTGCTTTTGCTCTTGGCAAACACCTATCGGGGTTTTTTGTATCTTTTGAAGTGCCGCAGGGTCCTAAAATAGAACCATCGGTGCCAATACGAACCCACTCTTGGTCTCTCCATTTCTTTAACTCGCCCATTCAACGACCCTTACGTTTACCGCCTTTCGCTTTTTTACCGTAGTTTGGATCTTTGCAATATTTAGAAGCCGCCATATTTGCATAAGCAGAGGGGTATGTATCAAAAGTTCTTTTTGCCCATGCTTTACCTTCCGGACAAATTTTACTACCTTTTGATTTGGACGAAACTTTTCCACCTTTCCGAAAATAGGTTATTTTCGGAGCTTTCGGCTTGGGTCCTATTTTAACGGTCCTTGCCATCAGGCATGAAAGGCCGTAATAGTGGTAAATGTAGCTACAGTGTATTGTATGTACACGCCGTCGGTAAAAATAATTCCTTCTTCCGGTATGTTAACATCTCGTGTCACGGTAGCACTAGCCACGGTCCCTACTTTCATTGCAGATGTTCCTGTTGGTGACGTTGTCAAAAAATCCAGTGTTCCTGCTGTTCCTGAATTTACTATAAAAGCACCTTTCAAACGGGTTCTTCCTGCAAAAATAACATCAGCCGCGTCCGCAGCCATACCAATAGACACATTCGCCGCCGGTTGTGCCGAAGCCGCAGCAGCCGTTATCGTCTTAAAAAATTTTGTACCAGCATGAGCCGTAGCCGAACCAGTCAAAGTTATCACTTCTGTTTGGGTATCGCCATTTACGTCAGTGCCAGTCAAAGTAACTGTTTTACCGTTATCGCCTGTACCAGCGGTAGTGCAAGTGATAATTCGACCTGCCGCAAAAGTGGCTACTCCGCCGTCTGTGTCTGTACCATCTATAGTAAAATCGGTATTGGGACGAGCAGCGGCGGCTACAGAAGCAGCGTCCACTGCGTTTGTGTCAGCAGTAATAAAAACTGCTTTTACGTCTGAACCTGCCATCGTTTATTCCTCTATTTCACCACGTAAAATCATAGCTTTACGAGCGGCACTGCCAACCGGCGGTAGGTCTTTCGCGCCGGTTGTCTTCGCTGTTTTAGTTTTTGGCTTAGTGGTTTTCTTAGCCTTGCTAGATTTCTCAGCCATAACTAATTACCTCAACGATTTTGTGCTGCAAATAAGTAATCGATAGTCATTGACTTCGTTCCGGTGGTAGAACCAGATAGTTCCATAGCTCCGATTGTCAAATTTTCATCGTCTGGAATATTATCCGTATGCGTTGCCACCAAATTCCGATTTACAAAAAACTCCACTGAACCCGTGCCTTTGACATGAAATCCAAGAGTTACATAAGTTCCACTGGCAATGTCTACACCAGAATCGGTTGTGGTCGCAGTCCCGTCTTTTTCGGTTACACAATCAATATTGCTGTCACCATCGTCTATCTGAAAAACAATTCTATCGGCTGCGGTCAGCATAGCCTCTGGATTAGTGGCAAAATTTACAGTTAGACCAACACAAACGTCCATCGCATCGCCTTCTG